TGACTGATGATTTCCGGCACGACGTACGGGTGCGTCTCGCGTTCCCCGATGCAGTTGAATTGCCGCAGCCCGATCACCGGCGTCTTTGCCTCTTTCCACCGCACCGGAATCATGGCGTCGATAGCCGCTTTCGCCGCCCCGTAGGATGAGTGCGGGGTGATTGAATAGCCTTCGTCGATTCCCTTCATCATCGCCCCTTGCTGCTCCTCGAAATTCATTCCGTGGCCGTACACTTCCGCCGACGACACTTGCAAGATGCCTTTCACGCACTCGGCTTCCTGGGCGGCGTTGATGACCTGCAACGCTCCGACGGCGTTGGTTTCAAAGACGAACAGCGGTCGCTCGAAACTCATCGGCACGTACGGGTGAGCCGCGTAGTTGAAAACGTACTCGACAGAGTAGCCACGAAAAAGATTACGAAGATGGGCCTCAGACTTCGTGATGTCAGCGTGTTCAAAATGAGCTGCCGAGTGGACGAATTCGCGACGCCCCGCGAAGAGATTGTCGATCACCAGCACGTTACACTGCCGGTCCTCGATCAGGTGCCGAGTCAGGTGCGAGCCGAGGAAACCCGCCCCGCCCACCACCGCCACGTTCGCTGACCGAATCTCCCGCTTGACGTTCATGTTCTAAATCTCCCATCGGTAATGGCCCCAGCATGACCGCAGGCTGCTCCCCGGCCCCGACTTCATGCACGTTGACGCTCTTGACAGCTCGCGGCAAGTGCATCGCCAAGAGTAACGCCGCTGACCGAGCTGTCGGCTCGTCCTCGTAATCACGGACGTGCGTCTCGCCACTTTGAACCCACGTCAGCCGCCACATTTCTTCAACACCCTTTCTTCCACCCTTTTGATCAGCGTCGTACAGCGATGCAGGTACGTGTGCTCCTTGGTAGTTCTCAAGTAAGCACGCTCCGCGACAAGCCGCCGATCTTCGGGGTGAGCTAAGTAGAACCTGATCGCGTTGTGCAGCCCCTCACGGTCCTTATAAAAAGCTGCTTCTCCGAGCGAATCGCGGCCAGCACCGTGATAATGAAAACCCAAGTTGCAAAGCGGGTGAACAAGAAAGCCGCCAAAGCCGCACGTGATGTACGCTCGGTCAGACCAGTAGCCCATCGTGACTGGCCCATCAGGAGCGACCACGATGGCATGGCCCGCGATGATATGGGCCAAGTCTCGCCCGCGTCTCGGCAGCGGTTGCAGGTGCGTGAATTTCGGGCCATAGACCAGCTTCATCTCGGTTACGAACGACCAACGCTTGAAGCCGTGCCCGCTCTTAGAACCGAAAAACAGAATCCCGTCCTGCTTATGGCTCGCCGCTTCGATCACGCCGGGGCCGAGCACGCGACCGTCCGCCGCCGCACACAGCCAGATCAGTTTTTCGGGATGACGCATACACCAGTCGCCGTCCGTCGAGAATCCCAGGTCGCAAAGCGTCAGTGCTTTGACCATCCAGTTCAGCCGCTCCACGCTGCGTTCAGCTAAAGCGTGATCTTGCGAATGCTCGACATAGCCAAACCGCCAGAATACTTTCGGAATATCTATCGTCGCCAGCAGCGTCCAATCGTTCCAGTCGGTGAACAGCAGAAAGTCTTTGCCGAGTGCAACCGGGGCGGCGAGCCATTCGGGGACTACTGTCACTTCGTGCCCCAATTCTTCCATCGCGTGCACGATAGGCGAGTCGGCTTGCTCCGACACGAACAGAATTTTCATTGCGTGGTTTTCCACTTCTCGACAATCTCCAACATCTTTGTCAGTCGATGCCGGTACGTGTGCCGTTCGGTCGTGGCTTTCAGCCCCCCCGCTGCAATCTTCTCCCTCGCTTCCGGCTGCTCTAAAAACCAGTCGATCTTGGCGAACAACTCCTCGCGCGAGCGGTAGTAGACGATCTCGTGCCCGTCCCAGTAGTCGAGGTTTCCGCAGTATGGGTGAATCAAAAATTTTCCGAACGCGGTCATCAGGTACACGCGGTTCGACCAGTAGTTCGCGGTCACCGGGCTATCCGGGGCCACCGTGATGTCCACGTTGGCGAGCACGTTCGCCAGGTCACGCTGGTAAACGCGGTGACGCTCGGCAGCCCCGATGCCGATGAACTTGGCGCCGTAGCGGGCCTGCAATTCTCCGATGCAGCTCATCCGTTTCGTGCCCCCGTTGGGGGAGCCGACGAACACGATGCGGGCCGGTGCGACGTAGGCTGTTGCATCGCCTTTGCCCAAGAACCGCTCGTCTGCGCCTTCGTGCAGCACGTGTAATTTGCCCGTCAAATCTTTGTTGACCCAGTCGCCGTCGTTCATGAACCCGATGTCGGCGACCTGCACGGCCTGTTCCATCCAGAGTTTCCTAGCCATGCAGCGGACCGCGAGCGTTGGGTCGGGGAAGTCAACCAGGTCGAAGTACCAGAACACTTTCGGTCGGACACGCCTCGCTTCCGCGATAAAAGGCAAAAAGCTGAAATGATGGAACAGCAGCATGTCACCGCGCACGTGGTGCATGTCCGTCGGCCTGATCGACCTTTCTGGGATGCGGACGACGGTATGTCCCAGTTGCTCGAAGGCGTACGAAATCCCTGCGCCTTCGTCCCAATCCCCCGGTCGATGATGAGCGATGTAAAGAATTCGCATTATTGGCGCAGTTTGTTGTACCAGGATAATGCCTCGTCCAAGTACAGTACATTCAGCTGATCGTGCAGAACTTCCACTAACCAGAACCCGTCGCCATCGTATCGAAGCGGCACTCGTTTATCTCCTATCAGAGAACGACGAATGATTGCTTGCCCCATGTCAATCTGACCGACTTTCAAATTGCCCACAGCAGCTCGCAACACCTGCCCGTTGCCCCGGTCTTGGCTTACAACAATGGCTTGAAGTTTTGGGTTGCCGATAATCTTGCTAACAACGACATTGAGCAAGTCGGGATGCGGCAGCGTGTCATCGTCCAACATAAAAATCCAGTTCTCCGAACAAACTGGAATCGTGTCAATAATGCGGTTACGCACGGCATGGCCAGATTCCCCAACCCCAAGCAAGCGATGGTCGAAGCTAATGTGCCAGTGAGTGTCATAATCACCCGTCGCACGCAAGCCGTGAGCGATACGCTCCAAATTGAAAATCCGAGTAACGGGAGTGATAATATGAAAAACAGGATTCATGGTGACTCGTCTTGGGGCCAAGGCCAAAGATTATGTGCCACGATTTTTACTGGCTCATCTTGCCCCGGTTCAAATGCAGCGTACGGTGCCCAGTGGCCCTCGAAAAGTCTTGTCGCACGGTCACGATGCCACTTCCGCAATTCCGGCGTCAAATGACCAGTGTGCAAAATGACCAAATCGGATTGGAAAACCACGCCGCCATCTCTGCCTTCTGGCCAAAGCGGGTAGATGTATTGCGGGTTGCGGAAAGTGAATCGCCCGTCGCCTACCCTAAATGCTTTTGTCCGACTTTTCCAACCCGATTGCCCCGACCCTCTGTCCTCAGAATAATGATGAACGTCTGGTCCGAGATCGAGGTACAGCATTTCCGCGCTGTCCGCATTGCTCGCTTCGAGCGCCGCCAACTTCGGAGCGGCATCCCGTTCTAAGACTTCGTCGATGTCCAGCATCAACGCCCAATTGAATCCGAGCGTTCTGACAATATCCATGATTCCTTGTCTGTCCCCCTCCATGAAGTCACGGTTAAAATCGTCTTGACGAGTATGGCCGAGACAAGCAGGATTTTGGCAGACTTTGCTTATCGTGGCGTCTGAACAGCGGTCGAAGTGCATGACGAATGGCATGTCGAGACGCTTTAGCCCGGCAAGATATTGGTCAAGCCAGTCAATGTACTCGTTGCTCATCGGCGTGAAGGCGCAAATTGACCTAGCCATCTTCATTTCGCCTCCGCTTGAGCGACTTGCTCGACTACTGCTTTGTGCCCCTCTTCGGCTTCGCCCCAGGTGCACCAACGCTCGCAATACTCGTCCATCTCGCCGCCGAACACCATCGTCTCGAACAAGATCGGCACGTGCTCCTCGGCGATATACGCCGTATCAACGCAGAGAAACACCGTCGAGACTTCCACGTCCCCAATCTTCGTGCACGCCACCCGCCGCTCTTCGCTTTCGTACAGCCTGCCGAGTTCGATCAAGTCCTCGACGCTGGTCACGTCTATCGGGACTGGCTCGTGCCCATCTAGTTTGTAAAACTCTAATCCGAAACTGAACATTTCATCTCCGATTCAAAACATAGAACACGCAGCCCCGGTCACCCTGATTCGCATTCGGCGTGATATAGGACGGCGGCTCGTAAAAAGTTCGGACTGTCGCCGTCCGAACAAACCCCATTGCTTCGTAGAATTTTTGTGCCACCACGTTTGACTCGCGTGTGAACAGAAAGATCGTGCAAGCGTCGGGCACTTCTTTGAGCAGCATTTCGATCAGCCGTCGGCCCCTGCCCTGGCGACGCTGCGTCAAAACATTGATGTCGTCAATTTCTACCGTCCCCGCAGGCGCCCGGTGGTACGTCAACCAATCACGCCCGCCGCTGTCGGGCAAGCAGATTTTGCGATATGTCTGCGGCACGGCTTCACTCATCAGTACAACTCCCTGTTGATTCTTTGACCGTTCCACTTCTCCACCAACGCCGCCAGCTTCAACCCCGAACGTGCCCGATGAAAGTCCAGCGCCGTTTTGATGCGAGCAATCGCTGTCCCAAGGTCTGTCTTTCTGTACTGCTCCTGCTTGCACACGACGATCAGATTACGGGGGTGCAGCAGCTCTTTCACGGCGTCGAGCATAAGGCTTCCAAGAGACTCGTGTACTTCGGTCCCAAGTTCGCCCATGATGACAATTCCGCCCATTTTTTGCCCTCTTCCGAATAACCAGTGATGTCCCTCTCGAACCACTCGTCGATCTTCGCGGCGATGTCCACCGAATTGATCACCGCCTCTTCATACTCGACACAACTTGGGTGCAGTCGGTTCCGCCGAAAACCCGTCGGCTTGATCAGCGGCTCCGTCGGCAGCCAGGTGTTCATCGGGAATCTGTCAGTCGCCATGACCAGCATTCCCGCTGCTCTGGCCTCTTGCAATGGCAACGACAGCCCATTGTGTTTCTCAGGGAAGAGAAGCACATCGCCCTCGCCGCCATCTTCCCACAACTTTTCATACGTGAGCGAGCCGGGCCGAATCTCCAATCGTCCGCCCCTTTCATTGCGAGCCAGCATCGCATCGGCGTCCGTCACTGGCCGACCGTCGACGAAATACTCTTGCATTCTGACGGTTAAGATCACCGGCGACTTGACGTGTGACCATGCGTCGATCACTTGCTGCGTGCCGTTTCTGCCGTTGATGCCGCCATGCCCCGCATTGTGCACGAACCTAAGAGCGTGCGTACGCTGACGCCAGGGAACTTCGACGGGGACGGGAAGGAATTGAACGTCGTCCTCGCTCTTCGCGACCGCCTTTGCCCAATGCACGTCCAAAAGCGACGGGCACAGAAACATATCCGGCAACGCGGGCAGCACTTGCGGCATGCACTCGTACATCGGCATCAGCACTGTCTTGATTTTGTGTTCGCGGCAGAAGGTGAAGAGATTCCAGTCGAACGGCGTCTCGAAAAAGAGCATCACGTCCATGCTGCGAACGTAGTCGTAGTAACTTCGCTGCCGGAAGTCCGCGATGCGTGGAGCACCCGGAAACCACTCTTGATGCTCAAAGCGTCGACCATGCCGCACCACGAGAGGGTTCGTCACGATGCCGTGATCGTAAAACGACTTGGCAAGAATTCCTAGCCCTTGATCCGTCGCGAAAACTAAACTGCCAACTCTCATGGGTTCTCCAAATAAAACCATTCCCACAGTTGCCGCAGCCGCTTAACCACCCGCCGAACCAAACCAGCTACAGGCGGCTCGGCGTCCTCCGTGCCCTCTAACTGATCTTCACGAAACGATGCCCGCGTTTCTTGATCGACGTTGCAAACGTAGACTCTCTCGGCCCCCGGTCGCGGAAACTGGATTACGACAAACTGGCCCTGGAATTGGGCGTGCTTCGTCACCTTCACCACTTGGCCCTTGCGAAACTTGGGCTTCCAATCCAGCGGTTCAGCCGTGTTAGCCATTTCAACCTCTTGAAAATTTTCATGCAGCTCTTACTTTCAATCGTGCCAGGCACGGCGGGCATTTCTTGCAGTCAACCGGAATCCACAAGTCCGGTCGCCTGGGGTCAATGACCATCATCGTTGGATTCTCGCACGGCTTGCAGCTCTCCACGCATTCAATGCCGTGCGACCAGATGAGTGCCACCGGACCGCCCGCCATGCCGCACTCTGCCTGCTGCCATTCTTGATTCAAGCCGTTGACTTCTCTTTGCGTCGCCGCCCGGTGCAAGCAGAGCGTGATATTCATGCGGAACAACCGCTCGCAGCTCGCGTCCCCTACGCCCTGCAAAGCCCGCGACAGCATCCGATAACCACGCTCGACATGCCCTTCGTTCCACGTCCCCGTTGCAATGAAGCCCTTGGCATTCTGTCGGCTGTAACTGGCCAGCCACACGGGCTGGCCTCCGAAGGCGTCAATTCATTTATTGATCGACAACCCGACTTGCTCGCCCGACGGAAAGACATCAAGCACTGGACTTGTCTCGGCCATTCGATTGTGCCAGGGCCGCAAATACGCTTCTCGCTGTTGGGCCGTCAATCTGCTAACGTCCATTTTTCTACTCCCCCAAATGGTGCTCCCGCACCCGGCCCCTTGCCCTGCGAAGGCCAAGAATGACCGGGATAGGGAGCGTGAGTTAGTGATTTTTCACAAACTGAAATTTTGCCCTCGCAGGGTAGCCTCATCCTAACCGAATCGACGCTGGCTTGTCAATCAGCGTTGCACAGTCGAAGTCCTCGCCCCGCCAGCACTTCGACGTAGCGAACGTGTCGGGCTGGCCGAGGCTGCCGGAGTAGTCCGCTCCGAGCGATTTCGCCGATTTCAGCCCCGTGTGCTGCACCAGTGACGGGTAATGGAAGTGTTCGTGCCATCCCGCTTGCCACATCGACGAGACGATCCCGCCGTCGATGCGGACGTGGCCGCTCTGTGTATCGCCCGGCCTTGTCGCCAGGTGCCGCGCCGACAGCAGCGTGATCAACGCCCCGCGACTGAAAACCAACGCGACCGCCCCGCGTCCTAATTCGCCCGCTGTTCGGTGCCAACCGACACGCTCTTTGGCTTCCCGCTCGTACTCCGGTATCGTGTACAGGTTCCAGTAGCCCAGCACGTCTTTGTTCCGGTAAAGCGACCACGACAAATACTGGCGCATGTTCTTCGACGCCAGCAGGTCGTCCTGAAAAATCGCGAAGTGCGAAGCGTCCCCGTGCCGGTACCACAGCTCGTACATTGATAGGACCCAGTTGCCCGCGACACGCAACGCCGGGTAGCGGCACGTCACTTCCAGCCCGTACTCGCGGCGATACCATTCCCAATCCGACGAGCCGTCCACGAACAGGTGCGGCTGGTCGAACCCCGCCGCCGCGAGCGAGCCGAGCGTCTGCGGCAGCAAATCATTCCGCCTCGCATGGCACGTCGTCACCCCGTATGCCCAGCGTACCCGCCCCATGCTTTCCGGGTCGCGTCCATTCATTTCCACGTCCGCCTCCACTTCCTCGCCAATGATATTGCTCAAAAACTCACGAGCGTTTTGAATTTTGTTTTTCATCACTCGCTTCGCCCACAACCCGATAGCGTTCAGGCGTGCAGCTCGTTCAGCACAGCCGCACGGCCTGCCGAGCCACTTGCTCACTTTCGCTTCGGTGATGTTCAGTTTCGCCAGGGCATTCTTGACGATGTCGCCCAACCCCGGCTCGACCCCAGGCTCTTGATACGTCGATGCTTGATACTCAACTTTTTGGCCCGTCTGCTCGGCCAGCACGTCGGCGTCCCATTTGAGCCGATAAGACTCGCCTGTTGGTCCGGGGTCAAGAGCAAAGTCCAAGTGCCGTTGGCGATGATGGCGTCGATGTCTCGCACAGTATCCCGTTTCGTCCATTTCGCAAATCATAGCGTTAATACTCCACTGATCGTGTTCGACCCAAGGCACGGGTCGCAGGAAAAGCCAGCACACGTGACGGTGGCCGCTGGAATGTTCACGTCCAGCGGAATGCAATTGGCTCCGACATTCGATATTTTAGCTGACGGCGGGGACGTTCCCAAACAGTCGCAGCCGGTGATGCTCGTCGAGTACGTCGCCACGAACCACACTTCCTTGCCGTCCGCCGACGTTTCGCAATCGACGTGAACTTTCATCGGCTTGCTCGGCGTGCCCCAGTTGAATGTGCCCGTCCAGCCACTAACGGGGTCGGGCGGCAGCGTCACGACTTGATTCCACGGGGCACAGCCGGAAGTCAGGGAAATATGCAAGGTACATTGGGCGTACACCGAGCAGCAATTCGCTGCGCAGTCGGGCGGGCAGCAAAGATCGCCAATCGCGTAGACAGGGTAGAGGGTCCCTGTGCCGATCATCGTAACGATTTGCCAGCTAAAAGTTCCCGTGCCCGTCCCCGTCTTGTGACGGCCAATCCTTGCTTTCTTGTAATCGACCAGTCTGCCAATATGTCTCCGTTTGCAGAACCCGCGATAGACCACGTCGATCTGTGCCGACGGGCACGTGCAGCACGTTTGCCCTGGTGCTGGCGGCTGTGTCGCCCGAAACGGGTGGACGTACAATCCAGAGCATCCCGCCGTCAACGCCTGCCAACCCGACAGCCCGATTAGAGCACCGCCCGTCCCGCAGTAGCCACTGACTCTCCCCTGAAAAAAATAGCTTGGCGGGGCTGGCGGTGGGTTGATGACTTGCTGAATCCGAATGTCATAGACCATCAAGCCGTCGTCGCCGTGCCAGCCGCCGATCAGGATGCTTGCGTCGCCGCCGCTCAAATCGAGGTTCGGGTCATACTTGAGCCGCGTCTTGCGTCCGCACAAGTTCGGGCAGTTCGCGACGCTGCTGATGATTGCGTCGATGTGGAAACTGACACCCGTCGGCGGGAAGATGTCGGCATGAACGAACGACATCGGCAAGTCGAGCGGGTATTCGCAGCAGATGGAAGCGATAGCATAGACCGGCAATCCACCCGCGAAGTCGACCAACCGACCTAGGTAGACGCCCCCTGCGTAACACCAAAGATTCCCTACGTTGCAGCCGTAGCCGTAAACCGGCATCGTCCCCGTGCCGGTCCCCATGCCCCCGGACATGTGACGAATGTCCATGAGGCGTCCCAGGAAAAAATTGCCGCTCTTAGGCATTCAGGTCCACGACTAAAATGTTCTGGTCGATCTCGCCAACTTGTGTAGATTGGTTCCAGCGTACCCGCCCGCCCGTGGCATAGATGCCCCCGTTAAAGTTGCCCGTTTTCTCCAGCATCTCAATTTCCGCGACCATTTCGATGAGCATGTACGCGCCATTGCCCGGCATCAGGTACACAGCACCGATTCCGACCGGTAAGTCGATGCCGGGCGGCGGGTTCTGGACGTGGTAAGCCGGGACCGGACCTACGCCCTTGACGACTTCCTGCCCCGGCATGTTGTCTTGCAAAAAATTCCATGTGTACTTCGTGTACTGGCCAGCCGTGTACGTCTTCGAGGTCAGCATGGCTAGAACCCCAGGGCCGCCACCGCCCTGCACGACCCACCACGCCCCAGGCTTGTCACGCATCACTATCACCCACACGCCGCCTGGAATCGGCATCATCGAGAAGTTGTAAACTGGCAGGATCACGCCTTTGAGCGAGACAATTTCTTGGACGAGCGACATGTGCGTTCCGCTCCGGTCCAGTTCCGGCGTCAGGGCGTAAGCGTAGCACTCCGCGTAACCTGGCTGATCTTCGTTGCCTGCCGAGCCGGTGCCGGTCGGGTTGTTGCCCGGCGTCCCCGGCTTGAGTGCCGGTATGCCGCCCGGAGGAGTCTTGGCGACGTAAGCCTCCGGAGCCATCTGTTCCTCGTCTTCAAGCGGGTGCCGTGATGTCCGCAAGGTCGGGTTGAGCCGACCCTGTTGGTGCCACGTGAGCAGCGTCTTGATCTCTAAGAGGTCGGAATCGCTCAAGAAATATTCCATGTCGCCTCACTTCGGAAAGATCATAAGCCAGCACGTCGCCGTGCCACGCTGGCACCGGAGGTACAGTTGCATGAGATTTTTCGGCTGTCCCCGGAATGTCTCGCCCGGCAAGATCAGCCACGAATTGCCCGTCTCAACGGGGTTCGTGCCCGACGCTAACTCGACGATGCGTGCGTCGTCTTCTCGCTGTTCCTCCGGCGTCGGCACCATCTGGTACTGCGCCGCCTCGTTTTTGATATGCAACGCCGAGCAGGCGCCCAACCAGCCGTGGTCGAGCGGTTGCCAATCTTCCCGCACCGTGATTTTACGCCGGTACGGTTGCTCGTTCGTCATCAGGTGCCGGGTGTACCGCGCCTCGACGCCGACCGGCTGTTCGTTGATCGCTTGGTGGTAAATATGCTCGACGACGATAAGTCGTGATCTCATGCGTAGGGGTCTTCCAGGCTGAACGGGATGCCGAGTTGCAGGAAGTCGGCTCCCTGGTATTTTTCCAGGTGGATGCGCCTCGCTTCGTCGCTCGCCCACGTCAACGCAATCTGTGCGCCAGTGCCGCTGCCGCCTGCCGGGTAGAGGTCTGGCGGGTAAATGAGCGAGACGAAATTCGGTGGCGGGGTCGTATAGCTGCCGCTCTCTGAAATGTAGACGAACCCCTGTTTGAGCGCCCCGACTGTGCCGCCCGTGGCGACGACCGTGAGCCTAGTCGCTTTACCGCCCGCCGCCAGTGTCCCGCCGACGACTTGGAGAATGTCGCCCGGTGCGTAGCCGGTCCCTCCGGCGTAAACGAGCAGCCAATACCCCAGCGCCACGAGTTGCCCGCGTCGGACCGGCTGCCCAGGCATGCTCGCGCTGTACGTGACGCGGGCGTTCTCCCCGTTGCGGTCCTTGAAACGGATGAAGTGTGACGGGTTGTCCGGGTCGAGTACCGGCTGCCCCACCAGTTGCGGCAACAGTTGCCACTGTGTCCTCGTCATCGGGTCCCAACGCCCGGCCAACACTTTCGTCCCCTCATCCAGTATCTCGCGGTCGAAGCCAGAAATGTACTTCAAGCCGCCCTGGTTTTGCCAAGTCATGTTGAGCAGGACGAGGTCCAGACTCGGTGGGTCGATGTTTATAGTTGACGCCGCCACGGGATTCGGCGGCACCGTGGCGTACTCGCCAGGGTACGAAACGATCACTTCTGTGATGTTCCCGCTGCCGTCGGTGGCCGAAACCACCACCACAGCGGGCCGGTTCAGCGCCGTCACTAGCACGCCGCCGGACAACGCCAGTACGTCGCCGATCATGTAATTCGGCCCCGTATTGGCGACCGTCGCTGAAACCGCCCCTTGACAGTTCGGGAACGGCACCAGTTGGATGAACGTGTCGAACTGCAAGTGCCGCGTGAAATACAGGTTGCAGTTGCCCCAAAATTTCCGCTCCCACGAAAAGTCGGACATTTTGATGCACCGTGCTGGCATCCCCCATAGCGGGTACTGGTTGACGCAGTTCTTCATCGACTCGCACAACGCCAGTTGCAAAGCGTTCACGTTCTGCGTGATCTTGATAGACGTGCGGTTGCCGTCGAACTCGACTTGCGGCCCGCGGATTGCCTCGTGGCCGGAATTCAGGATCGGGTCGCCGTTGCGGTCGTACGTGGCCTCTTCCGTGTAGCGTATGCTGGAAGCGGAGATTTGGTCGGGGATTGTCGTTGGGTCGCCGATGCCGATGTGCTGGCAGCGTGAGTCCGGCTTCGTCGAGAACGTCTGCTCGACTTCCCACCAGTTGCCCGGCTCGTCTCTGACCACCTGCTCGCAGTTCGCACCCCACTTGCACTGGGCGTACAGGTCGGCGTCACCGCCCACCGCCCCCATTATCAGATTGAACATCGCACCGGTGCCGGTGCCTCCGGTTACGCCCGCGTTGGTCGTCGGTGGCGGCACGGTGTACTTGCCGGTGTTGACGAGGACTACTTCGACGATCTGGCCCGTGCCCTCGTTGTCCACGACCGTCACAATGCACGTGGCTGGATAATTGTAATCGGGGGCTAACGTGCCACCGACGATTTGTAGAACGTCGCCGGGGTGGTAGCCGAGGCCAGTTTTCGGCGCGGTCCCGACGCCCGTGCCCGGTGGACCGGGAATGTAAATCTGACCGACCATGTAAATCGTGGGCGCCCCCGGCAACGCGAGTTGCCAGAACGCACCTGGCACGAATATTCCCGGCGTCTGCATGACCGTGGCTGGACCGTCCCAGGTCGCGGCGGCGACCAACGTCTTCACCGTGTACGTGCGGTGCCCGTCGTCATCACGCTTCAACGACCAGACACGCTCGCCTTTGATCTGCGGACTGACGATGTTGCCTTTGGCGTCTGTGGCCATTTAGTCAATCCCCCCGCTAGGCACGCCTCTGTACCCGCCTCCGCCGCGTAAGTTGGCTGGCAGGAGCGGAGACGTGCCCCGGATGTCTTTGAGAATGTCGACTTGCAGTTGCAATAAATCGGTCATGCGTCCGGCTCCTTCGGGGCCGACTGCGCCGACTGCCTCGACGCGCAATCCCGCGCCGGTTTCGCCGCCCCGGAGTGCAAACAGGCTCGGCGTCACCCGGTCGGTGAATTCTTCCATCCGGGTCAACGCTTCCGCCGAGAAGAATCCCGTCGCCTGGAATTTCTCGCCTGCCGCCGCCGCCCCTTCCAGCTCTTTCGCCGCGTCCTCGATTGCCCGCGCGTACAGTTCCGGGTATTTTCTCCCGAAATCGAACGCTTTATTGATCTGCTGCACGTCCTTCTCGTACTTCTCGAACTTCGTCATCGTTTTGTCGAACATCTTGCCGATGAACTCCACATTTTTGGTTTCGTCGAAAGCGGCCTTGAGTTTGGCCAGTTGCTCGGCGGTCAACCCAGCATGTTCTTTCAGTATCTTCTGCTTCATGGCAAACCACTCGGCGGCGTCCGCGCTCTCCGTCATGCGGATCGTCGCTTCTTGAGCTTTGATTCCCAGGTCGTGGATTTCTTTGTTCAGATCGGCGTTGGCGTTCTTGGCCTCGGCTGCGGCCAATTGGGCGTCGATGATCGCCCGCGTCGACAAATCCATCTGTGCTTTTTCCATCGCCAGCTCAATCGTGTACCGCTTTGTGGCGTCGGCGTCCATCAGCTTCGTCGCCGCCGACGTTTCCAACGCCTCGATCTGGTTCTCGATGCCCTCGACCGCCGCCCCTTCTTTCTTGGCGAATTCGGCTTCGGCCCTGTCCTTGTCCTTGTGCAGTTTTTGTTCCCGCATAATGTCGAGATTCTTCTCCGCCGCTTCGCCGATCAACTCCTCGGCCCTGGCCCACGCTTCGGCTGCCGATAATCCTTGCGACATCTCTACGATGGCCAGCTTTTCGACTTCCACGTAGGCCTCGCGTTCCATCTTCGACTTGTCGATCAACAACGCCTCCAATTCTTGTTTGCGAAGTTTCGCCTCGATGGCGGCACGTGCTTCCAGAGTGGCCCTCGTCTCTTCCCGCCGCTTGACAGCCGGGTCTTCTGCGGCTCGCACAGCCGCAGTCCGCGCAACGGCTTCTTTCAACAAGACTTCTTGGGCCTGTTCTTCTTTGACTTTAGCGACGACTTTGCCCATGTCTGTCTCGGTGCTCGTCGCGATCTCTTTCATGAGTTTCCAGAAACCGGGGTCTTTGGCTTTCTCCAATTCCTCGGCTGTTTTCTTGATCTGCGCCGCTAGCTCCCTGGCCGCCGCTTCTTGGGCGTCGGCAGCCCCGACGACCGTTCCGGCAGCTTTTGCAGCTGCTTCGGCCAGTGCTTCCTCTTCTTTCCTCGCTTCCATCAGGTAGGTAATCAGGTACCCGACGGCGGCGACTGCGAGGCCGATTCCCGTCATCATCATTGCGGCTCGCAGCGTGAACATGCCCGCCGCCGCCGCGTGCGACGCTTTATGTAACAAGTGCAGAGCGTGTACGGCACCTATGATCGGTCCAATCGCTTCGTGCGGGATGACACGTGTCATCGCCAGCAGGTGCATCGCGTGTCGCGTGTCGCGTAAGCCGACTCCGAGGCCGCGAACGGCTTGCCCGGCTTCGCCCGCACCTTCGCTAGCCCCTTCGCCCATGTCCTTGAATCCTCGCGTCACCTGTTTCGCTTCGTTGAGCGACTGCTGCGCTTCCAAGACCATCCGAATGACTAGGGTTTCCAGTTCGGTCATTGCTCACTCCACCAGAGTCCCGTCAGGTTTGATCTGCCGCATCTTTTCGAGCGGCACGCCCAAAAACGCCGCCCAGCGCCGCTTGTTCGCCTCGATCTCTTCTTTCGTCGCTTTCTTCGGAGCCGCTTTTACCGGCTTCCATTCGAGTTTGAAATCGGTCGGCGTGATCGACTGCCGCTTGTTCTGCAAGATCGTACGTCGCACTTCCGCCGCAATCTGCATCGCGTAGTAGTCATGCCGGTCCGGTTGGTTGAGCGACTCGACCATCCACCTGTGCCAGACGCAGAACTGCCGGTAGGTCATCGGACCGGGCCAGCCGATTACCTCGTGCAGGTGCTTCCCCAAGTGCGACGCTAGACGGAAGTAGCCGTCGTACCGGCTGGCAAGTTTTTTTCCACGCCCTTGCCGTTCTCCTGGGCGTCCAAATCTGCCAGTTGTCGCGTGATCCTCTTGAGCTGCAAGTTCAGCATCTCTCGCGTCTCGATGCCACGCAGTTGCGGGGTGATCTCCTTGATCTTGTCGGCCAGCCACGCCGTGACACGGTAAGGCCAAGTGCGAATCGTGCTAACGGGCACGAGAAAACTGGCGACCGGCACGCCGTTAGCGTCCACCGGCAAATCGCCGTCCTCATCGGCCCGAAACAAGCAGTGGGCAATTAGCACCGGCTCGGAGTCTGCTAGATTCGGCAACGTCACCGCCTTGCCGTCCGTGTCGTACTTCGTGCCCCGCGAGCGTTCGCCTTCGTATGCACACTGAGCTGCGCACGACGCTTCCCGCAGGACGTATTTTTTGCCCATGATCGACAGTTTCAGCTCGACCGGCTTCAAGTCGGCAAACTCGAATTCAACGTCTTTCAGCTCCATTTAATTCCCCCTCTCGCGCAGTTAGTGAAAAATCACAAACTCCTACGTGCCGGAAGCGGTGAACGTCGGCGCTTGCTCGGCGGTCGTCTCGTCCTGGTTCGTGGCCTGGACCGTCATCGCGGCGATGGGCATTTCCCCTTCTTTGTGCTCGCCCGGCTCGAACTTCACCATGTAGCCGTAGAAATTGATCGACGAGTGGTCGGGGAAATAGACCGAGATCATACCGTTAGAATTGATCAGGGGCGGCTGCACGCCCGGAATTCCATTGTAGAGCAGCGGCAGCACGTCTGGGTCCCAGGCGACATTGGCCGTCATGGTGGTCAGCGTCTTGAGATGGCGTGCCGCGTAGGTGCGCCAGACAGAGTTACGCATCGTGGTCGTGTCCACGAACTCGCCGCCGTCGATGCCGACCGGCTTGACTTCCTTTTCCCAGAATGGGAACTGGCCGGACGCTCCCAAGATGCCAAACATGAACAAAGTTTGGTAGCCGTCGCCCACCTTGAACCCCGTCGGGTTCTGTTTGGGGACTTGAACAGGTGGCCCTGCCATGACGATCTCCTTTCAACTGGTTTGGATACACCAAAAAACTGCGTTGATCGTGAACAGTGCCCGCTTCGTGGCCGATGCTTCCTTCCCAATCGGCAGCACCGACCGAATTTTGGCGATGCACTGAATCTGGTAAACCGAAGTCCCAATGCTCACCGTACGCATGTAGACGCCCTTCGCGAGCGTGTTTCGGATGAGCGACCCTTTCGCGTAGCCGACCTTGTCGTCGCGAGAACGCAAGCGGACCTGAAACCCGTAATGATGCCACAAGTCGCCGTCGTGCATGGAGCGACCGTCGTCTGTCCCCTCAGTCGTGAAAACCGTTATGCACTCGTCGGGTCGATCTGGCTCTTGAGAGTGGAACACCGACCACGGAATAGCCGTCTGGCCGTCGGGGGCCGGGTTGACGCCCAGCCCCAAGTCGATCAGCATTTGACGAATAATCGCAGCCGGGGATTGAGACAGATTGGCGGTGATCGTCAGCATCGGTGAACCCTCTCCGCAGATTACTGCGTGCTGGTTCGGTCCGGAACTAAGCGAGTGAATGCACTCGCCTTCAAAAATCCGTATTCGACCGGCACAGCCAATTGGCTGTCCCGCTGCACTCGTTGGCCCGCCAGCAGGAGTGCCTGCAAGACGGTGGCTCCCGCTTTTACAGCCGTCGTCACGATTCTGGTGAGCGTGCCGTCGTTCGCCAGTGCTCGTGCTGGCCCTTCGAGAAACTTCGGGCCATAGAACGACGGCCCCCAATAGTAACCGAGTCCTGAGGCACGTTTCTTCGCTCCACCCGCTTCGGCCTGAGCCTTCGTCAACCTGCCCAAGTTCTTGACGTTCGCTCCCGTCTTGTGGACCGGAAGCGCCCCAGGCAGGTTGACCGGGTTCATGTTCTCATGGACATAAATCGCATACTGAGCGGTGTAACCGACGACGACCGATCCCTTCGACGCTTGAGAATACTTCGCTTGCAGCATGTTCAATTTGTTGATCAAGCTGCTCAGGTTTTTAATTTCCATGATCACGGCCACGCATCACCCCACTTGATCAGGCAAAGCATCGGTCATTCGCACCAGCCCGTTCTCGAACCGCAAGTGGCGATTTTTCAAGTCAGGCGTGATATCGGTCGTCGCCACTTGCAACAGCTCCGTCGCCCGCGTGCCCGGTTGCGGCCCTGTCCCCGGAGCTATCCCGCGAAACATGCCCGTCATAAATAGCCCTGTCTCGAACACGCCCGGCAAGAACATCCCTTTCTTCGACCCCTTGCCCCCGCTTTGAATGTTATTCCACTGCAAAAGCGTGCCGGGCCACAGGATGCTTTGTGGGAAAAGCGGCAGCGCCGTGATCGCCAAAACGCTGACGGCAATCGTGTTGCCCTGCGGCCCTAAAACTTCGTGATGAGCGTCCTCCCAACGCACGCGAATCTCTTGCGGCGGGTTGTAATTTGGTCGCCCCTCTATCGTGTCCCCGACTTTCGGCCAATAGACCGCCTTCTGATTCAGGTCCATCGTTTCCAAGGGCGGCATTGCTTCCTCACTGTGGCGACGCTCTTTCGTCCACTGGAATCATCGTCGAACGATTCTTGCCGAGCCATGCGGCTCTCGCCGCCAAACGCTTGCCGTAAGCGTTCAGGCACCCGCTGATGTCGTACATGGCTGCCGATTGTCCGTACTTCGTGCCGTCGAGATTCAAACCCCAATCGCCGCCGAATTGCCCGGACGCCTTGCTGGTCGTCCGTGCCCGGTATGTCTGGTCGCTCATGCAGTACAGATGAGCGGCCAGCCACGCTTCGATGACCGCCTGCTGAGTGGGGGTCAGCGTAACGCCTCGACGAGCGGCACACTGGACGACTTGCTGCACCATCCCGTCCGCCGCATTGATGTATGGCGTCAGATCGGGATTAAGGTCTGAATCATAGTCCTTGCCCGCTGCCAAGACTGCTTGAACATCCGTAGGAGCTACAAGAGGCATAATCACACCGTCGTTGGGTGCAATCGCGACTTGATCACTTCGATCAAATCTCTCTTTTTCGTCAAGCCAGTAATGTTAATCTCTTCGGCCTCGGCGTGGCGTTTCAGCTCTTCGACCGTCATTGATTCCAGTCGAGCCATGTAATCGTTGTAAGGGTTGCCGGTCGGCAGGGGGTGAACTGGAATCGGGGCAACCGTCGGCGGGATGGACCCCACCGGCGTACTATCGGGCATGCGTTCATACTTCGTCGCCCCCGGAATGTTGAACATGGCGCAAAGATCGCTGTCCTCCTCGAACACTTCTGAGGGCTGCCATGACGACGGCGAAGTCGGGATGCCCGCTCCGACTTCCGGCTTGACCAACGCCATCGGTCGAGCCTGATACGTCAGTTGCCCCGTTCCTTGACACACAAGGCAAACGCTGCCATTAGGCAATTTGCCAGGGTCGCAATAAATCGGGTCGCCCTGCGGCGTTTTGCCCTTCACCTTGTTCCTGCATCCGGGGCAGCGTTGCGTGTGCTGCCCAATCAAGATTCGGAATTTCACAGCAGTCCTTTCTAGTTAGTGATTTTTCACTAACTCTTGTGCCTGCGGCGGCGGCTCTGGCTCTGCTTTCCCAGGGTTCGCGACAGTCGCCAGTTCTTTGATGCGGTCTAAGAGCGTCCACAGATTCGCGACACGGTCAGCATCGCCCGTTTTTTCAAGTGCATTGATTTGACCGTCTGCAAACCCGACCCATGCGTCCAAGCATTCTTTATCGTCGTCGGGAACGGGCTGGCCCGACATTTTCAAAGTCATGAGCCATTGCACTATTGTCTGCAAAGAGCCGGTGATCAGCGTAAACCACAGGGTTGCGTTCATGGCGTTGCCTCCTTGAAAATAGTCGACCCTCGAACTGCTCAACGACGTGATCGGACGCGGACTCCGCCGCGTGCGTTCTCTCGAATTCTGAAACGGTTGCCGAGATCGCCGTTGAATTCAAAATTGCGGCCCCGGAACTCCGCGAAGTTTCGGCCACCGAATCCGTTGAACCCACCGAAGTCTCCGAAGTTCCCGAAGTTGCGGGAGCGGAAATTTCCGAAGCTACTGCTGAAAGGGGATGCCTGGAATCCGCCGAAGCTGATCGGCAGAGTTTGGAATCCGCCGAAGCTGACAAGCTGCTGCTGAAAACCGAACTGCGGCACGAACTGCACCGTCGGCACGTTGATGGTGGCGAAGGACTGAAACGGCACGCTGAAACCGAAATTGTTGCAGCCGCCGAACCCGCTGAAAAACGTCGGGGGACATGCCCGCGACGTACCGGCAAGCATGACCAAAGCCACGAATGCGAAAATCGCCTTCTTCATAACAAGTTCCTCCTGAAAAAAACGGGCGACAGAAAAATCTCAGTATCTCGGTTTCGTGGGCAACTGTTCCGCTTTGGGCGGCGGTGGAATGACCGGCAACTGCTCAGCCTTGGGCGGGGGCAGTATTTTCTCTGGTGGCTTGATCGACTTGTTCGGTCTTGTCTTTTCGCACACTGGCCGCTCGCAGCAGACTACGACGTACTCGCAACAACCGTTCCTGCGGTGTCGCCGTCCTCTCCGGTGCCATCCGTTCTCGCATCCGTTGTCGTAGCAGCAGTCACCGCCTCGGCGGTGATGACGCCGACACCCCGCCGCTGCATCCTCAACGAATAATGCCAACGCCGCGACGACTAACAGAATCCTCACCATCATTCCACCCCTTTCCAGTTTGTGAAAAATCACTAACTCAGTTTAGCCACGCCATGATCGCTCCGACTTCCTCGTCCGTCAAGGGCGGAATGTTAAACTTGTTCGGCTGCTTGGGCATCTCGCCCCGATAGGTCTTGACGGCGATTTTCTTCTTCTGTGCATCCGTCAAGTTCGCAACCTGCATCCCATTCAAGAGCGTAAATCCTTTGCCGTTCGAGGCCGCGACCTTCGATTCATGGCACGCGGCACACTTCACGTTAAATATGGAAATAGCCGCCGACGGACCAGACGAGAGACTCGGAGAACCCGCCTGGGGAACCGGGGGATCGGCGTTCCCCGGTTGAGTGGACTTCGTCGGCGGCGTAGGAGGGGGCTTTGTTGGGACTTTGTGGAGCATTTCGAGACACTTGATCAAGTGCTCGTAGTATTCCAGTTTCGCCTTCACTTCGGACAGCTCAGTAGTCAACTCTTGCGGATTGATTTGCAAGAGCTGCTGCAAAGCCGCCTGCGACCGAGCCAGCGTCGAACCTTGCTGAGCGTAGCCCTGCTCATAGCCAGGCGCCGTCGGAACGTAGCGGTAGGGCTGCTGCAAGCCGTGCTGCTGAAATGATTGGGCGGCGTAGTCGTACGTCTGCGGCATTTGCTGATAAACGGCTTCCTGAGTTTGCTGATATACATTCGGAGCATAGGTCACGCTGTACGTGGGCACTTGAATGGGGACAAACGTCGCGATGACAGGGTTCGCGACAGCGGCGACGACTGGCACTTCGATGATCCGCTCCACGTTGCAGCAACGGCGTCGGAATCCACCCGCATTTGCGAGCGACGGAATCAATATCAGCATGACGAGCGTCGCGATGGCCCTCATTTTTTGCTCCCTTCGTTGCTCTTGAGACACACGTGAGCTAGAGCATACGCTTCTTGCCACTGGCGAATCTTGACCAACTTCTGTTGCTCCTTGGGCCTCAAAAAAGTTGACAGCACCGTGTCCGTCGTGCCGGTCGCACGGACCTGGGCATCGAGCGCGGAACGGAGTCTCGAAGGAGCGACCCCCAGGTCCGTTGCAGCTCGTTCCAGATCGACCCCGCCGTCGTACTCCGCAAAGCACTTCCCGAACATCGTCGCGTATTCTTTCGGCGTCATGTTCGTCGCTTCATGCAAAGCACGTGCGAACGTCTTTCGATCATCGTCCATCGGGCCAAGCAGGTCACGCATGTACTGCTGACGCAGCTCCCGCATCTTGTCTGCGGACGGCGATTGCAGAGCGAGCGGCGGCTGCAAAAGATTTCTCGCCCATGCGTCTAACGGATTGACACCGCCGTTAGGAAAGTGACAACGCACGCAAGACAGACCAACATGGATACGACCGTCGTTGGAAGCGGTTGTAGAATCGTGACCGATAAAATCAGGAGCAGAATCTTGACGATTTCCGTCACTAGCAAAAAGTGCAAACGTCCAGAAATTGTTGGGCAGCGGCCCAAACATCTCTCCGGCGTCGAATTTGAAATTTTCATTGTCAAGAATCCTCAATGGGTTTGCCTTGTCCACCGCTTCCCGGTTGTCGAACGTCCGCCAGAATCCCATCGCCCCGACAGTGTTGTCACGCCGGATGCGTCGCGGCTGCTGAGCAACACCGCTTTCCGCGACCGCTTCCAAGAACTCGGTCCGCTTTGATTTCTTAACTAACTTGGCATCGAAGCCGATCAGCTCCTCGAAGTCCTTTTGCGTCTTGACATTGAGAAAATCATAATATCCCGGCGAGCGTTCAGCCTGACAGCACGTTTGCCACACGAACCAATCGGCTCGCACCAACGGGCAGCTCGAATGCGACTCCTGTACCAGATAGGCCAGCCGCTTCGCTGCCGCTTGATCGGGCGACAGCCACGGGGCAATAGCTGTCGCCTTGCGGACTTTTTTCTTTTGCTTCTCTTTCCGCACTTCCGTCTGACGCCACTTGCCGTCGTCCCCGATCAAGCCGTACGCCTGATCGACTTCAACTTCCACTTCCTCTTCGATGCCGACGTGGAAGTACGGCTCTTCATCGGTCAGTTTTTCCCACACCGACGCCGTCCATCCGTAGTCAGAAAGCAGAATGCGAACAAGCGAATTATCCGTGCCGGGGATTACGACGGGCTTGATGATGTCAGACTCGGTGCTCAGCGAGTTGCAGTGGCCCGACAGCACCCGGATGCAATCGGCCCGATCTTTGGCGGGCACGTTGTAAAGCGACAGATACCGGACTTGCAGTCTCGCGTCGGCTTGCATCGTGGCGATGTCTGTCGCCGCCATCCCCGCCGCCTCAGCCGGGGTGAATAATTTCTCTTCGGCGATGACCCTCCCGACCACCAGGGCCAAGGGCACCATCGCCCGCGTCGTCCACAACTGGAAGATTGTCATAATGACGCCGATCACGATGACGAGTAGAAGCAAAAGCAGCACAAACAGCACCCGTCGAAACCGCATGCAAAAACCCCCGCCTCGCCTAAAGCGACTAAAAGCGAGGCGAGGGCCAACTGAAGGACGTTCACTGAGTCGCGACTGCTTGCAGGATTCCGCAGTTGCCGTAGTAGTCGGCTCGCAGCTGGGGGACCTGGATGCAAAAAACCTTGAAATTAAGCCGCATTCCACCGACCGATTCCCACTGGACGGTGGTGATGTCCATGCCGTTGACGGCTCTTGCGACATCGGGCGTCATTTGCACGAAAATGAAAGTGAACGGATTGCCCGACAGCACGCCTTCACCGCCCGGCCCCGTGAAGCCACCGGGGAAGCCCTGCGAGGCTGGATTCGTGCTCGGCACAGCCGCGAACAGGAAGTCGAGACGCCGCACGTCCTGAATCCCTTCAATCATGCGTAGACGATTGCGCAGCGTCGCCGTCGAGACGCCAGCAATGCCGCCGACGCCCGAAGTGGCAAAGTAATCGCTGTCGAGATATTGGTCCCAATCGTTCGAGTGGTAGATCATAAACGGCCCATAAAACTTGTTGAGCCGCAGAATGTCTAACGCACTCAAAACGTCCTTGACCGTGTCTTGAGCAATCCACGCCGTGCCGCTTCGACCGAGGCCAGTCGGCTTGTAAAACTTCGTGTTGACCAGCCGGTTCGGGAAGTTGATGTACCCGTAGACTTGCGACGTGCGACCGTAGCCACCGACCATCGTGCTGTTGCCGCCGTAGGTCACGCCCGTGACGTTGCCGATCAGCGTCTTTTCAATCGTCTCGGCAATACGACGACCGGCACTCTCGCCCATCGTCGTGTCAAGCGGCGTCCCCGTATTGCGGGACACGGCCAGCGTTCGAGCGGAAAACCAGAAGTCGCAGTGCGTGATCGGCAACGGCAAGCCCTGCAACTGGAACAGCGGAGCGTCCGAGCGTCCGGGGGTCAGGGCGTCCATGTCCACAATCGCCTCGCCCGGATCGCTCATCGTCTCGTGTTCGAGAATCAACTTCCCCATCGCATTAAAACCGCCGAATGAATTGGCCGCGGCAAGATCGGCCCACGCCCGCAAACGATAGCGAGCCGCCCGCAAGACGACCCTGTCTAATTCCAGCCACTCTTCCTTGCGTAGCGATGTCGCATTGAGCACGGGGCTGTTGATGCCACGAGCCATCAGATTCGCGATGAATTCAACTTTCTGGATTGGGAGATGACGCTGTTGCTTGTCATCCCACCTCCAGCCCGCATTCATCGTCACACATGGACGCCCCCGCTTGTCGAAATACGGTCGACGCAGACCGGGGTCGTAGGAGAAGCGGTCGCCCAGCGTGGCTAGTCCGTCGAAAGGACCGTTCGTCACTTGGCCGACGCCCATTCCTTGTTCAACAAACATGATTGAAGTCTCCTGTAGGTTACCCCGGCCCCAGGGTCGGGTGGTTTCATTACCACACGCTCATGCACAGCACCCACTCGGAAGTCGTGCCCACAGGCGGGGCTTCCGACGTGTATTCCGACGTGTAGAACAGCACCGTACCCGTACTCGTCACGCCCGCTTTCAGATAGCCAGCCGGACTCGCAGCCGCACCGAGCGGCATCCCCGGCTTTACGAATCCGGGCGCCGTGCCCGTGCCGGGTTGCGTCACGAGCATGTTCAGTTCTTCGCCCGTGAGCGGTGCGTAAATAAAGCATCGTGTGCCGCTGACATAGGGGTCCTTGTACGTCTTGCCCTGCAATTCATCTTCCAGCAAGACGAACGCCCCCGGCTGGGGAAACGGCGAAAAGTCCGCCGACGGCGTGAGCGGCTGCCACTGCATCCTGCCACTGACCGTCGGCCCTTGCCCCGGCACCGGCGTCACCAGCGTGCCCGGCAGCGGCGTGCCGATGATGATTCCCGAAACTCTAACCCCACACGGCGGCGACTGCTTGAGAATTTTCACCCCGATCATGTCAGACTCCTTTGAAGGTTGAAAACAGCAACTCCGCTTCTGTTAAACCTCCGTGAGACTAAACTGCGTCCTGCTTTTTGCGAGCCGACTCTTCTTGCCAATTGATCGTCGGCAAGGGCAGAATGTCCTCTTCCTCCTCTTTGGACATGTAGCCGCTTGCGTTGTCCACTGGTCCACCACCCGCCCCAAGATACGACGCCAGCTCTCGGTCGATGACGAAAGTGTTGCGGACGGGTGCAACTAACTCCTCGATGTCTTTCAACTCGTTGAGCGTTTTCGCCATGTACTTATCCGTCAGCACCCGCTTCCGCTCCGGGTCGCGGACGTTGGCGACGATGCGAGCAACCCGTGCCCCTTTGTCACGGTTCATCATGTTCCGAATCTGCTGCCACATGGCCCGGCCTTCGGGCGGCAGCGTTTGCTCGTACTCGTCCATGCTCATGTTCTGCGTGCTCTTTTTCTTTTCCTCATCGTCATCTTCGTTGCGGACCTTGGACACGTCCTCGCCTGCGGTTTGGTGCTCCGACTTCGTGCCCGCACCGCCCGCCTGCGTACTGCCCGAACCCGAAGCACCGGCATTCGAGCCTTCCGCGAACGTGTTCGTGACGAATTTCTGCAATGCCCGTCGCAAGCCGATCAGCTTCTCATCGCCCAAGCGATTCAGCGTCGACGGCTGGACGTTGCAATTCACCGCGAGAAGGCCGATCAAACCCTCACGCTCCCTTGTTGACAATCCCATAGGTTGCCTCCAATTCATAGTGGCCGAATGAAGTGAAGCCGCTTTACGGTGTAAGGCACCGGCCTCGTCGTGCCGCGACGCTTGCTCTTCGCTGCCACCCTGACTGCGTAAATCGGTGGCCGCTTCCTGATGCTGGTCGGCTGCTTTCTCGTGATACTTGGCAGCCTGACTCGGATTATTGTCATGGCTGTGATCAAGGGCTGTCAGAGCCATCTGGCGAGATGGGCCATGCTCTGCCCGCACGCTGGCTGATGCCGCCGACTTGCTGGCGTCATGCGGCGGCATTTGCAAATGGTCATCCGGCCCCTGATTATGAGCCAACGCTGCGTGCTTCAAACTCGCTGCACGGTCGTGAGCATCGGCGGCGGCTTGATGAGCCTTCGCCGCTTGAGCGTGCGCCTGCATGGACTGCGGCGTCGCCCCCGCCCCGCCACGGGCCTTCTCTGCGTGCTGCTGTGCGGCTGCTTGATGCGCCCCGGCTGCTTTCTCGTGCTCTTCCGGCGAGTCGGCACGCTTCGACAAAGCCGCCGCATCGCCGGATGATTGCTTGGCTCCGGTCTGCCCTGGCGTCTGAGCACTGGACGCATTCGCACCGGCTGAACGCTGCTGGGCCTCCCTTGCCGCTTCGCGAGCCTCGTCGGTCCACACGTTGTCACTCAGCTTGCCCTTGTCGATATGTCGCTTGCGTGCAGCTTCGGCTGCCAGCTCCGCAGGGCCGTGCTTCGGCCCCTGGTGATCGTCAGCGTCGAAATGCAATTCGGGGATAAGCCCATCGCTCTTGTTCTTCTCAGGGAATCGTCGCGTGAAGTCGCCTTCACCGGCGATGCCCTCTAAGTCGGTTTCCAGCGTCGCCAGCCCGCGACCGTCAAAGCCTGGCGGGTTCGGCTCGCCCACGAGTTTTGCAGGCGCCTTCGGGTCGTCTGCTTGGCCGGATTTTTGCTGTGTGACGTTCATGGTGAATGCCACCTTCGCGTTGCCCTTGATGCCACCGCCCATTTTCTTGTAGATGGTGGTCACCACGGGGTAGTAAGCGTCCTCAGCCTCGTCATAACTCTTGCTCGCTGCTTCTTTCGCTTTCTCCCACACGTCCTCGTCCTCGACCCATGAAGCGGGGTTCGTCGTGATCTCATTGCCAATAGCACCAACAGTGGCACCAAAATTCGCCGCCGCGACCGGCCCCTCAACGGCACGTGCCGCTGAGCACTTGGGGCACGGGCAATCGTCCTCGTTTTGGCAATTTTGGTGTTCGAGATTCCCCATTAACTCTCGCTCAATCTCCTCCTCCATCTCATCTTCCTCTTCTTCTTCACGCAACCACTTTTCCCAATCAGTCTCGTCGTCATTCGTGACGCCTAGGTGGTCAGTCATGTTCTTTCCCTTCCCCGGACCATCAATGATCTTCGCCCGGCTTGACTGCTCGTCTGAGCCACCGCCCTCATCGTTGCTCACGGCAACGCCCTTTGTCTTGGGTCAGCACTTGTCGTCGCCCTGATTCGTCTCGTAATAGCCGCCTTCGCCGTGAGCGTAGTCGTCTGTCTTTTGCTTGTGGGGCTTGCCGACTCGCGAAGCCTTCTCTCGCTCGACTTGCTCTTGGCGTTCTTTTTCCAGCTTCTCGCGGTGCTCTTCGCCGAATAACTTTCGCAAAAATTCCTTCACCGGCTTCGGCTTGGTGGGCGTGAATCCGCCTGATTGCCCAGGGCTGCAAGAATTGTCTTGTCCCCCGCCTTCGCCGGTCGCACAAAAAGCGTTCTCGGCTTGCTGGTTGTTCACTCCGCACCCGTCGGCAATCGAACACGCTCCGACTTGATCGGGCAGAATCGCGATATGGTCGGGACGGTAATTGCGAGCCACCGCATCATAGCCCCTGCCGTTGTAATGAGCGTTGAGTCCAGCAGGGTCATTGTCGGTGAACAGGCCGGTCGACAGTTCGATCTTCTGTGCGTTTTCCAGCATGCGAAGCACACGACCGTCGAGCCGTCGCGTACGGTCCACGTCGAACCACATCTCCGTGCCCAGCTTGCCGTTCATCGTCGTATCGCGAATGAATCCAAGCCCTTGCTTTTCAAGCACGTCAGGATTGTGAGCCGAAACGCCGACGCCGTTGAGCATCGGGTGATAAAGCGTGATGGGCATATGGTCCCACGCATAGGCATTGCGACCGCACTCTTCTGGAGGGTAGTAGAGTGCCCCCTGCGAGCCGGGGAGCACTCCGGGCACAATGATCGTGCCGTGAGTGACGATGAACTCTTTGCCACCGAGCGTTTCGCGGCGGATTTGCGGCTTCTCAAGTATGTTGGCGACAAACTCCATCGTCCCTTGATCACACCTTAGCGTCATAATCTAAAACGCCGAAGGCATTTGTGGAAGATGGGCCAACCAGATTGTCACTTTTTATAAACGAGCCGATAGCTGCTTTCGCGTTCGATGTCACGCCCTTGCAAGCGTAACCGCTGCTTGAGTTTCCAGATATGAGCACGCACGCACTCTTCGGTCAACAAGTCGCGTTGCAATTCGCTCATCGGGTGCAACTGACCGTCTTTGAGTACGTCGACAATACGCTGCTGCGTCGGCGTCAGGCTGTGAATTTTCGCCAAGCCGTCCATCAATCCCTCTCGTCAAAGGCGGCGTCAGGGTCTTTTTTCAGAATCTCCGCTCGCTCGCGTTCGATCTGCTTGCGAAACTTCGATTCTTCTGGCCCATAGCGAATCTTGCTCTCCGACGGCGGAATGCCCAACGCCACGTCGCGAGCAATCTGTCGTGCCGTTTCTCCGTCCATCGTTTACCTCGCTTCGGACATTTTTTTGAATGCGTCAAACTGCTTTTGGTCATGCACGCTGATCTTGCCGCCCTCGGCTGTGGCGATGAGCGTCGGCGGGTCGCCGTACTTGCCCGCTGTGCTCCACAATCCGAGTTTATCATAGACCCCTTGCTTGGCCGCAGCGAACCACGTCCGAGCTACTTCCTGATGAACCGCACGCAATTCTGAGGGCGGAATGTAGCGACGCAGCCCTTGCGACCGTTCCGCCCGAATATCCGTCCGCCTCTGTGCTTCCTCGACGGAGCCGGGGAAAGCATAATTGCCTTCAACCCTTCCCGCTCCCGCTGCTCGAAAGCGGGCCACGTTGGTCTTTAAGTCGTCGATGCCGTGCCCGCCCGTCGAGTCATACACCACGTTTTTGTTCGCCCTCAGTGCCCGCTCCACCCCTTCTTTACCCATCTCTCGCGATTCCTGGGTCACGTAATTCGGAACGTCGCGACCAGCCGGGCCGGGGACGGCCAGCTTCTTATATTCAGGGATGGCTCCCTTCAAAGCATCTGGGTCTGACAGCACCGCCTTGCCGCCGCCGACTTTGACTTGGCCCGTCTTATAGTCAATGATGTTCGTTTTCGGGAAGCCGACTTTTTCGGGGAACTGCTCGATCAGCGTTGACTTGCCGCTGCCCCAGCCGCCGCCCGACATATACACGGTCGGCTTGCCATCGGCTTTTGGAATGTCCTGCAACATACGTTTGTACGCAGGTTCGTGGACCTTCTCAGCACGCTCTGGCGAGTATTTGCCGCTCGCGTCGGTGTACTGCTCGTTCGTGTCCCTGCCCTCTGGACGCACCGGCTTCGTTCGTTCGCTTTCAGGCACTTGCGATAACGCCGCCGCCTTAATGTTCGACAAGTCTTGCTTCGGCTTGGCCGAGGCTGCTGCACCGGAAGATGGCGAGCACGACGGGTCGACGCCACCCCCGATGCCCGTGGGACAGAATGCGTTGAGCAGTTGTGTCATCTCCTGCTCAGCCTGAGATTCATGGATCAACTGCATGACTTCATTTTCCACTCGGACAGAATCATCCCAGCCGTCCCACAAAATCTTGTCGTCGCCTCCTGTGCCGACGTTGAATATCTCAGGGAAGTGTGCGAGCGATTCCAGCTTCATGTTGCTTTCTCCGGCCACAGTTTGTTCGCTCGGAAGAACGCCATGCACTTCGGGAAGTGATGTTCGATTTCAGCCATCGACTTCTCGCTGTGGTCATAGGCGTAGAGCAAACGTCCGAACTCTGCCAGCCCTTCGCTGTCGCTCTTACGTGCATAGCGACCGAGCGGGCCGAACTTCTCGCTTAGCCCCTTGCCGATGTTGCCGCTCTTGATCATGCCCGCAAGCGACGTGTCCTTGTTGATCTCTTCGTTCCACGCCGTGACCCACTCGCTTTTGCTGCTCAACTTGCGTGGCCCCAAGATGCCGAGCGACGTGGTGGGATTGTCCACTGAGTGCGTGATCTCGTGAGCGTAAACACCGATAGCGTCCTTGTGCGGCTCCGTGTACTCGCCGTAGTGTTGGTCCATCGGGCCGTCGACGTAGAGATTATGTTCCTCGACTGATTGCAATAACGGTCGCGAGTCAAGGGCATGTGCCGACACGTAGAACCCGCCAAGTCCAGGGTTATACCCGCCGCCGAGACGTTTCAGGTCATTGATCAATGCGGGCCTTGTTTTTCTGAAAACAAACTTATTGATCTCCATTTGCTCGACAGCAGAATTCGGCATGCGGTCGAGCACTTCGTTCACGTCTTTCCGGTAGGTCGCTGCCATGCGTTTGCTGAGCACGCCCCGATCTATTCCGTCTTTTAGGCCAGCATCGACTTTCGCCCGCAACGCTTCACGTGGGGCGAACGTCTCAGCTTTCTTCTCTTCCGGCTTTGGTTCAGCCGGTTTCGTCTCAGATTCGGGCTGTTTCGTCTCAGGCGCCGGCTGTCGCGGCCCTCGCTTCGGCGTCGGCTTGACAGGGTCGCCCGGCTCGCCCCGTGCCCTGGCCCCCTTGATAATCTCCTCGCGACGTGCCCTATACCCTTCGTGCAGCTTCTTCTCTTCCTCTGTCGCCGTGCCCGCTTCCATCTTGCGTTTGATCGCTGTGCCCTGCTTCACGAGTTTCGCCAGCTCGCGACGCTCGTCGACGGTCAGCCGCCGATAGTCTTTGCCGGTGATCTTCTCGATGCCGCCGCCATCTCTTCCACAAGTCGGGTCAACTCCACCGCCTTCGCCGGTCGCACAAAAGACGTTGCCAGTTAGTGAATCAATCACTAACTGATTGAATATATTCGGGTCGGCAGCACTGAACTTGCCTTTATTGTCCACCGACTTGATCTGCTGCGACTTGAACACAATCCATGTGCGTGCCTTGCTGTCGGCAATCTTGCCGGTGCCTGGCGCCCAGGCGTCTTTGCGAACGATGCTGTCGTAGCCGACTTTTTGAATGACGCCCGTCAGCCGATCAATACCATTGTTCGGGTCTGATCGCTTCGCTGCGTCGAACAAATCTTCTGCTTGAATCCCGCCAAATTTTCCAGGGACCGTTCCAGCCGTCCCTCTGCTTATAACCCCTCCCCAAATCTCCGTCTTGAAGTCTTTCTCGGCCCACCCTGGCGTGGCAAACTCTTTTAACGCTGCTTCGGCCACTTCGTCCGGAACTTGCTTGTTCAAGTCGAGCGGCTGGCGAGCATTGAGAAAGCACGTCAGCACCTTGCCAGCTTTGACCTCTTCTTCGGTGGCGACATCAGCCCGATGCGAGTGCGTCGCATACGCTTCGGCGATGCGTCGATCTTCGGTGAAATAAAAGCCCTTGCCGTAGAGCACGTCGCTGGCGATGAATTCAGGTTTGAATTCCTGAAACTCGGCTTTGACGCCGGTGTACATCACCGTGGGGTGCTCGATCTGCGGCTGGCCCTCTTTGTCGACGGCTTGGCTCGCGTGCTCAGGGTCTTTTTCATAGTCCCCGAACCAGCTTTTGAATTCTTGACTCTTGATTGCTTCGCGTTGGTGCTCGTTGAGTTGCGAGATTCCACCCGCTGCCGCACCCCCCGGCGAGCAAGTAGGGTCTTTGCCGCCCCCCTCACCCGTGGGACAGTAGACGTTCATCAATCCCCATAAAGTCCCTTCAACGCCGTTTCGATCTCCTCGTCCGTCGCCTCCGAGTCCAGCACTGTAGTTTTGCGTGCCGGTCCCTCCGGTGCTGATGGTGCTTCCAGTTTTGAAGTCGAAGATGGAGATTTGGTTGTGCTCTCGTCCGAGTTTAATGGCGTCATTTTTACTCCTGCTGACAATGGAAACATCTAAGTACGTTTTGCCATCTTCCGGGTTGTGCCACGCCCCGACTGCGTGCCCCGGCTTCGACAGCAAGTCCTTGTTATCCTGCATGAATGACCGGACATCTTTCAAGCCGACTTTCTGGCTGAAAATCTTCGACCGATCAGGGTACGGACTGACCGCGTAACCACGCTGGCCGATATTTTGATACTTCTGCTGGCCCGCAACAAACGTGAACCCGCCCGTCTCGCGTAAGCGATGAATCATCGCATGCGTCGCACCCTTCGGGCTGCACGTTGGGTCGACGCCCCCACCCGTTCCCGTTGGACAGAAGCTATTGATCGTTGCGTACTTCCGCCGCTCGACATTGCCTTGTTCCTGCTCCGGGTCGCGTTTGACCGTTATGACCTCTTCCCCCTGGACTGGCACAAATTTCCCAGCCTTCTCATCCCACTCATGGACCCCGCCGTCAGGGTCTAACTCGTCGGGCAATTCTGATGGGTCGACGTTTTTCACTGCTGCCTTCTTCGCTGCTTCTGCTTCTTTGTCCCAACGCCCCGTCTTGATCGGCTGGCCGTGAGCGTCCAAGATGATGTTGTTTTTGTCATCAAACTTGTAGAAATTCATCTTGTCCAGCCCGTCCGTGGGCGAGCTGTAGATGTGGAGACTCCACGTCGTCTTTTCCGTTCCCGTCGCAACGCGGTGGATATATCTGCTCGGCAGAAAGTACGTTTTGCCCTCTTCTAACTTCTGCCGAACAATCTTGTCGCCGCTACTGAGAAAATCATTTTCCACCGGCCCTTTCATCACTCGAATTGCAACCTTCGCCCCTTCGCCTACATCGCCGTGATCATGCCAATCGGCTTGCTGGCCCGGTCCCCAGCGAAGCAAGTAAATCGCCGCATGCTTGTCGTCATAGAGGCTGATCGTGTAACGCTCGCCCGTCTCTTTGCAAATCTCCGACATGCACCGATGCTGCAAGGCAGCGTACTCATCAGGGTTTTGCAGGAGATGATCATGCACCCGTTCCAGCACGGTCTGCAAGTGCTGAGCATTCATCTGTTCGTCGGGAATCTTTTCGTGCTCGATGATGCTGTCGACAAGCGTGTGCACGTTTTTGAGGGCCGCTTCTTTTCGCTCGAATGCTCCTGCACCGGGGGAACAAGTCGGGTCCACCCCGCCGCCAACTCCCGTCGGGCAGAACACGTTGACTGTCACGCCGATTCGCTTCGCCCACTTCTCAATTGCTGGATTTGGGCTTTCAGGGTCATAGCGACCAATTTCGATTTCGCGAGGCGGGTCAAAACCGAATTGCCTGGGGACACCCCCCTTCGTGCCGACTACAAATCTGTCGCTCCACGGCAAGCGTTCATTGTCCCAAAGCCGTTTGGCAATTTGTTCGTGGTCAGCCTCTCCTATTGCCTCCCACACGTACGGCTTGCCATCGCGAATGACGCCCCGTAGCCACTTGCCGTCCGTATTTCGCAAATAATTTTCCAGCTCCGATTTCGTCGGATTCTCAACGACCTCGACTATTTTGCCACTGTCAGTTCCCACCGAAATTGATTTGCCTGCTTTGCCTGCACCGTTTGGAGAACACGTTGGGTCGCGATAAGCCCCCGGACAAAACTCGTTCAACGCCGCTTCGACTTCCCCCCTGGACTGAATCTGCTCCCACGCCTTCGCGTACAAGTCCTTGCCCTGATCTTTCGCGGCTTCAATCGCCGCTCGCTCAGCGGGCGTCATGTCCTCGCGACCCTCTTCCTGCATGCTCGACTTGATCGCCCGAATGACCCCGTACATCAAGTGCTGCCGCTCGCGAGCCATCAACATCGGCTTCACGTGATACTGGACTTCGACGACCATCCCGCTAGGAAGGCGGTAGTTGACCATGTAATCTCGATACCCCGAAGCGTCTGGCTCACGAAAACGATTCTTGGGAAAGCGAGCGTAAACAGCACCATTTGCTCGGAGAAGTTCAATCGCTCCCTCAAGGTCCGGCATCGTGTCGAAGGCGACAGAGCAGCGAACCATGTCGAGCAGCTTGGCCCAATCGCCATCATAATCGTCCTCGACTTTCTCCTTCGCCCGCTCGCGGGTCTTGACCGGAGCACAGACGATGAGGCCACCGGGTTCCATCAGCCGATCTTCCAGCTCGCCCAAGTTCAGAGCATCGTAATCCACCACAGGAAGTTCTAGCGGGGCGAGCAGTTCCAGCAACTCTCGCTTTGCTTGCGGCGCCATCGCAGCCAGCTCGTCATAACCGTCGGCTGCCCCGATGGGCTGTCGAGCCTTGCCTTGCAGCCGAATGATCGTCTCGCGGGCAATGTCATCCCAGTCACGCTCCGCTGCTGGCACAGACCGGTCGTCGATATACAAGTCGGCGTCGATCTTGCGGCTGCCCGTCTCTTGATCGACCGGCACTTTATTGACGGCGTCAAACGGCACGCCCTGAATCGTGAGAAAGAGCGGAATCTGAGCGTAATCCGTGTTGGCGGACCAGATCGCGATATAGACGCCCGCTTCACGCAGTTGCCGCAGGGCGGATCGCACCCCTGGCCGCACTTCGGAGTCCATCAGGTCGTCTTGTCGCTCTTTGACAATCGTGCCGTCGAAGTCGACAGCCACGACGGGCTGGCGATTCAGCACCGGGTAAAGGGCAAGGTTGTAACTTGGGTCGACGCCGCCGCCCTCTCCTGTCGGGCAAAAGGCGTTCCTCACCCAGCGGCGTCGACGATTCAACGCCGGGCCTGCTGGAATCCACGCACACCGGCAATTGGGGTGCAACGGGATTAAGTCTTGAATCTCCGGGTCGTCAACGTCGTAGACCTCGCCTTCCAAGTCGGCACACTCAGGGCACACTTGATCGTCGCCTGCGGTGGAATACTCGACCTGCACGCCCAACTCTTTGACGCCTAAGCCCTTCATCGCTCCGAGCTGGCCCGCTGCGTGTGCCCTGATGATCTCCGTACGAGCGATTCGCTCCGCACGCGAGCGGCCAATGTCCACGTCTTTCGACAGCCGTCGAGCCATCTCCTTGGCGCCGATCTGCTCAGTGAAGCCCTTCACCAGCGTGCGGCTCATGTCAGTAGACATCGCTCGCGTAATGCCGTCCAAATCGTTGAAGGCCCGTGCTGCGAGCAGCTTGACCTTTTCGACGGACACGGGTTGAGCGAACGATGTCCGCAAGAAATGCTCGCGACTGCCCTTGTAATAGTCGCCCGTCTGCCCCGCCAGCTCCGGATGCTTCTTGGCGTAGTCGTCAAACGCCCGGCCCGCCCCCTTCTTGAACCCACGTTCGATGAACTTCCGCCATATCTCGTCGGCGTCCCCGCCCCGCACGCCCTTGACCTGCGTGCTTATCCACGCTTGAAACGCCGCTAACTTCTGAGCCGAAGTCTTGAACTTCCAGTCCTCGCGATTCGTCGTCAGATGGCCGAACTCGGCTTGCAGCTCGCGTTGCAGTTCCCGTGCTGCCCGGCCAATCTCGTCCTGGGTCATTTCAGTTAGTGAATTGTTCACTAACTCATTGCGGACGCTGTGCACGTAGCGGTGCAGCTCAGCCATCGCCACCACGGGTGCAGCCGCCATGAAGCCGCTGCCCGGAACCGGCAACGGGGTTGCAACCACTGCCGCAATGATGATGGCCTTCGCGTACTTCGACCCGTAGCGTTTTTCGAGCTGCTGATACTTGACTGCGATTTTCGCCTTGATCGTCTGATAGACTTTGCCCGGCAGCTTCTTGGCTGACTCTGAAATGCGACTTGCTTTGCTCTGATGATCTTGGGCAGCTCCCGTGTCTGACGGGCTGCACGTGGGGTCCTTGCCGCCACCTTCGCCCGTGGCACAGAACGTGTTCAAGAGCATTGTGTACGTCCCCGGCAAGTGCTCGAATGGAACCTCCATCCAAATGCTCGTGCCGGTGTTCAGAATCGGCTCGTTCAGCCCGAAATAATCCTCCGTGTCCACGATACGACGCAACGCCACTTTCAACTTGGCAAATTGCTTGTCGACGCCCCGCACGAATGCACGCCGGAGCGTCAGCGTCCGCGTTGGGTCGCGTCGCAAGAGATTCAGAGCCAGCTTCGCTCGCTTCGCGTTTTGCGTTCGCCGGTGCTGCTTGATGACTGTCGCCAGCATGAATCGCTCCGAGAGCTATTTGTGGGGTTCTTCTAGGATTGCCCGGCTGAGGCGACGCTAGGCGTCTCAGCCGGGTTTGCATACCCGGTGTGATAGCCCTCCTTTCTTCATGGGAACGTGAATACGCTGTGAGCAAGACGATTGATCGCAAACGCTTCCGCGTCCGCTTTGCGTTTACGCTTGCGTTTCTTTTTGGGTCGCCAATCCAAGTTCAGAAAGACGGCGGCTGGCGGCGGCACCGGGGCGACCCCGACCCCGCGAAAGTTACTCGGCTCGAACATCGCGGGCCGGAACATGCCAGACTGGAACATTCCTTTCATGGGGGAAGTCATTGCAGTATAAGGACTTGTGGAAACACAGACTTCGAAACAAAGTATCCAAAGCTCCTTATACAATCGCCTCGTGAATGTCCTTATAAGTGATCGTGCAGGACAGGATATCGCCAGCGTCCGTGTAACGGGTCACGCCCGTGACGCCGTAGGCGATGCTCATGTGCGTGACGTTGCGGACTTCGCCCGCTTTCAGGCCCATCTCGGCGGCAATTTGATCCTGCAAAACAAGTTGATCTTTGGTGATGTTCGCCTTCTGGACTTCTTTGTCGTGCCAGCTATTCAGCTTCGGTGCGTAAGGCGGCGTGGTCGGTGCTTTCGGTGAAGCCATAGAAAAATCCTCCTAATGAAGCACAATCGCTGTGCGGTTGCCGTTCGTGTCGATGGTCGCGTCGACGCCAGGATTGCCGTCTGCGTCTTTGTAGTTCTCTTGCCCGCTGCCTGCCCCGCTCGGCAAGGCCCCTGCCGTCGTGCAGAATGACCACTTGATGTAGTTCGTCAGTTTGCGTGTGCCGATCAGAACATTGTCCAGGCCAGTCGGACTAACGGTCATCCGTCCGCTAGAGTCGATGGCCAACAAAGTGAAATTGGCCGGAGCCGATGACGCCAAGAGCGGATTGGTTGGGATTGAGCCAATAGGAGCATTGATGTCTGCCTTGAGCAAGGCCCCGATGCTGCCCGCTGTGCCAAAGTCGGCTCCCGCCATCAAGTCCTGCCAAACAGCAGTCGCCGTGGCAGCAGCCGTCGGCAAAGTCGGGACCGCGCCACCGCTCCATTGCTCCACGTCCACCTGGGCACCGATGCCCGCAAACGCCGTAGTCGTGTTGCCGAGAATGCGTCCGCCCAGATCGCCCTGGATTCCGGCAAGTGCCCCAGCCGATGCCACACAGAGAATCGACGCCCCTGTCGCAGATTGAGCAGTAATCCCGTGTCCAGTTCCCCCGCACTGAGCGATAATTCCGCTGCCGCTGCCTTGCCCGTTCGTAATCAACCCGTTAGCGTTGCCACCGCCACCCATCAAGCCCATGCCCGAACCAGTAGCCCCGCCTGAAGAGTAGACGCCGTAGCCACTACCATTTCCGAGAGCATATATTCCGTTGCCGTTGGCACCTGACGACAAACAATACAGTCCGTATTGAGCCGTCAAGTACATGCCTACGGCATTCGTTCCGGCAGCCCCGAAGATGCCGTTGCCGCTGCCGCTCGGCAACGCAGTCGCGTGAAGCCCGTCGCCCGCAACAAGTCCCTGCACGTAGAGTCCGTGGCCTAAATTGTCGTCCGCTCCACGTGTGTTGGATTGCCCGACCAGACTCATGCCGTTGCCACCCGCTTGACTCGTCGAATTGATGCCGTCGCCGTTGCTCGCCAGAATCGCCACGCCGTACTGTCCGGTTATGTAAAGACCCGTACCCGTGCTGCCGCCTGCGACGTTAATTCCGTAGGCGTTGCCCACCCCGGAACAGAGAACGTAGAGAGCCGCTCCCGGTGCCGCCGTCGCCGCCGTCTCGATCTTGCAGCCCACGCCGGTTGCGCCTGCTGACTTGATGTACACGCCGTTGGAACTGGCTGCTAAAGCCGTGATTTGCATTCCGTGACCGCCCGCAGACGATTGAATGGTTACGCCGTTGCCGCTGGCGGCGGTGATTGTCATGCAGTCGCCGGAAGTGTTCGAGAGGCTAACGGCGCTTCCGCTCGTCGCACCGCCCAGGATATTCAGGCCGACGCCAGTACTGCCAGGATTGAGGTTCACAGCGTTGCCGCTGCTGCCGCCGATGATGCTCAGGCCGTGCCCGGTTCCCACTCCTGTAATCAGCAAGCCCGCCGAGTTGGTGTTGCCGATAATATTTACCGCCGCAGTCGCCGTAGGCCCG